AAATTGAGTCAAGCATGATCACGAAAGAATTATTCATTGTGCCGATACGCATTGAATCTGAGTCAAATAAATCCGAACATTGGTCTAAAACAGCTTTAAGAAAGAAGAAACATAAGAAGGCAATTCAATATACAATTCATCAAACAGGCGTAAGTTTGCCTTGTTCCGTTACTCTAACAAGAATTGCTCCAAGATCCCTTGACGAAGAGGATAATCTACCCGCAGCTTTAAAATGTGCTAAGGATGCTGTAGCTGATATCTTGGTTCCAAATCTGGCGCCTGGTCGTGCGGATGGAGATAAGAGAATTTCATGGCACTTTAAGCAAGAGAAAGGTGAGAAGAGAGAATACGCTTTAAAGATCGAACTTGAATCAACCAGTCAAGGAGCATGAAATATTCTCAAACATCTTTCCAATCTCAATAAGTTTTTCAGGGCTATCTCTATAAAGATCGACGATGACGTAGGAACAAGCCGCACCGAGCAATTGATGTGGGCAACCATCGCTCGTCTCCATGATCTCTACTTTCAAATCCTCAATATAATCTAGCATGACGTCAGAGTTGATCATCTTTTTCCTGGGTAATGAGTTCTAGTAAACTTTTAAAATTCTCCAAGACAAATTCACACAATAACAGAGGATCTTGACTATCGAGCACTATGTTTCCCGTTAAGGCAACTAGGGCTGAAACCGAGGATAGTTCGTTTTTCCCTTCCAACATCTTAGCTATTACATCGCATAGCTCTTGGCTCTGTTGCTTGTAGTGTTCTTTTAAATAGCCGTTATTTTCTTCAAAATCTTTAGAACTTATCATGGCAAAGGTTTTTCTCAATTATTTCGAACCTATGATGAAGATCTAGATATAATTTAGCAAGCTCGCCGTGCCTAGCAAATAAAGCTTTTCTCACTTTATCTGAACTTTCTTTGGTGGATTTAGCCAATTCGCGCACTTCTTTAAGCTCACATGTTAACTCTAAATTGTCTTTCTCTAACTCTGGAAAAAGCTCTAATTGAATCATAAACTTTTCTCGTTTAAAGTTCGTGGATAGCCCACGAGTATTTCATATGACTCGATTTATGTCATTGGAAATTATTCTTGCTTTAGTTATAGAGATGAATTAAAGAAAATAGTTTACATACAAAAGGTGTAAAATGACAAGTGGAGTTCTATTAGATAAAGTCCTGATAATCCAGGCGATAAAGCAAAAGAACGGTGTTATTACTAAAGCTGCTAAGCAAATGGGTTGTGATCCTACTAGTATCTACGATTGGATGGACCGAGACCAAGAGGTTGCTGATGCAGTGAAAAATGCGCGTGCTTTAGCTGCTAAGAATCGTCAAGACATGGAAGAGGATATGATTGAAGAGGCTTACCGCTCTCTCAATTATCTCTTAAAGTCCAATGACACGACAGCTACGATCTTTACAATGAAATGTAAAGCCAAATGGTCTGATAAGGCCGGCGATCCAGTTTCCGAGAGTATCTCCAAGATTGAGATAGTGGATTACTCTAAGGAATAATGTGGAAGAAAAGAAGATCGTATTGCCATTTAAGTTTGTCCCAAGACCATATCAAATACCGATACTCGCGGCTCTCGATCAGGGAAAGAAAAGAGTTGTGGCCTGTATTCATCGAGCAGGTGGTAAAGACTTACTCGCTCTCAATTGGATCATTAAGACGGCCATGCTAAAACCAGCCGTCTATCTTCATTGCTTCCCTAAGTATTCACAAGCTAAAAAGGCTATATGGAATAGCGTTCATCAGACTGATACTGGTGAATCAATGAGCTATCTCGACCATATCCCTCCCGAATTAATTAAGTCTAAAGACTCTTCCGACATGAGAATCACGTTTACTAATGGCTCCGTCTATTCACTCATGGGGATGGATGGTAAGAATGCAACGCAGGCTCGTGGTATGAACCCATCCTGTGTCATCATGTCAGAATATGCGTTCATGGACCCCGAATCTTGGATGACACTAGAGCCTCGCGTGCGACAAAATAAAGGAACTGCTATATTCCTCAGCACGCCAAATGGACAAAATCACTTCTATCAAATGTTCAATTTTGCTAAAGAGAAACAGAAGGAACCAAATTCTGAATGGTTTTCCACCCTGCTTGGCATCGATCAGACCAAAGCAGTTGATCCAAAAGAACTAGAAGATTTGAGACAGCAAGGCTATCCCGAGGATTTTATCCAACAGGAATACTATTGCAGTTTTACTCGGGGAGCCGAAGGTGCATATTACGGAAAGCAAATCCAAGCGGCGCGTGACGAAGAGAGAATTGCTCCTATATCTATTTGCAGGGACCTGCCTTGTCATACTGCTTGGGACATTGGTATCGGCGATTCTTCTGCTATTTGGACATTCCAGGTTCTAAATAATGGCCGAATAAACTTCGTCGATTACTATGAGAATCATGGGGTCGGACTTGAACACTATATCAGTTATCTTGATCAGTTTAGGACTAAGCATGGGATCATTTGGGGTGTACACTATGTGCCCCACGACATGCGCAATCGTGAATTTACTTCTGGTGTATCTCGCCTGGATACTGCTGACCGGCTTGGATACAAGATGACGCCAGTTGTCAAAGATGGCAAGGCTTATTCATTAGAGGCCGGCATTCAATGCGTCCGTGCAACTCTCCCTAATTGCGTATTTGATGCCAAAGGCACTAAATTTGGGGTAGATTGCCTAGATTTTTATCGTAAGAAATATAATGAAACGTTAAAAGTTTATTCTGATGAGCCATGCCATGACAAATGGTCACATGGTGCCGATGCATTTAGAATGGCATGTATCGGAATGAAGGATCTGGGTGATCAAAGGCGTATTAGCCCTGATCAAATCAGAGAAATGAGACAAAAATACCTAGGATATTGAGGAAACAATGAAAAAACTATTAGCTATATGTCTATCGTTTTTATGTGTTAGTCCAGTAATGGGCCAGCAATACTTCGGCGTTGATGTGGGTACTTCACATGCGGAATCTACAAATAGTGCAAAAAGCCCAAAACTTGGAGCAAAAGCCGGAGTTAGATACGGTTACACTTTTGATAATGGATTTAGAACAGAATTGCATGTTGTTCATAGACGCAATGAATTCAAAAATAAGTACACTTTGACAGAGAATAACGTCAAAGTTAAAGAAGATCAGCATTCTTTAAGAAGTTGGTCTTACATGGTAAATGCCCTTTATGATATTAGTCAATTAAACATCAATACATTAGTGCCATATGTAGGCGCTGGTATTGGTTACTGTCAGAACACGGACAGCATAAAAACTAAAAACTTAGTTGGCTCACAAAGAGTCAAAGAGAAAGATAATCGATTCGCTTGGCAAGGTATTGTGGGACTAAAATATGCGATCAATTCCCAGTTGTCAACCGGTCTCGAATATCATTATTTTTGCGGCAAAGCGCATGCTAAAGAACATAGCTTTGGCGTAAGTGTTATGAGACATTTCTAATAATTTACGGTGCGCCGCACACCACGGGTTCCACTTAGCTGGTCCCTTGCGGCATTTTAACTATGAATCACTTAAATCCCATGCTTTGTGGATGCCCCAAATGTAGGGGTGAGCGTATGAGGAAGGCTGATTATTTAGATAAAAGAGAAAGAATCAGAAAAATGCTCGAGAATAGTAACAAAGACAATAAGCCACTCACAATTATTAAGGCAAATCATGGACAAAAAAATAAAGACTTTGCAAAAGGCGACAAAGAAAGTAGTGAAACAGGAAGCAAGCCTTTTGAAAGCTGATAAGAAACAAGATAAGATCGTTGCGAAAGCTAAAAAAATGGTTAAAGGTAAGTGTTAATGAAACATTTTGTGGTTCAATATAAGAAAGAAACATACATCAGCTATAAAGTGACTGCGGAAACGCAAGAGCAAGCGAAGATTGTTGTACACAACTTGAGAGAAAGAAACAATCGTGCTGACATGGAATCTGATGAGATCGTTTCCTTTCACCTATGTATTGAACATGAGACATTAGAGAAGATGCCCATTAACAAAGAATGGATCCCTGAGGAAGAA